GTTGAATACTCCATCAAAAGAAAGCAAAAAAAACAACTTGCAGTTAATTTCTTTCAGCGACTTCAAACAATCTTGGATCAAGAGAAGATTGAGTATGATCAAAAAATTGTTGCAGAACTGGTTTCAAAACACTTCCCAGATTTCCGTCGAGTCCTCAACGAATGTCAAAGATATTCTACGGGAGGAAAAATTGACTCGGGAATTCTTGCATCTTTCTCAGACGTTTCAGTAAATGATCTCATTAAATATCTCAAAGATAAGAACTTTGCAGAAGTACGAAAGTGGGTGGTCTCCAACTTAGATAACGATTCTTCTGTTATTCTTCGCAGGGTTTATGACGCCTTGTATAACAATGTTGTTCCCTCCACCATCCCCGCTGCCGTTCTTATTATTGCTAAGTATCAATACCAAATTGCGTTCGTAGCTGATCAGGAAATTAATCTCCTAGCAGCATTGACAGAAATCATGTGTGAGTGTGAATTTGTGTGATCATTACGTTTCATGAGATATGGTACTTTATTGAGACCACTCATATCAGTGACAATCTTTTGGAACTAATTCATCCAGAAACTGGTATAAAAATTCCTGCAAAAAATTATATAATCAATACTCCTTGGGAAAAACGTTATGATATGAATGTTTTGAGGGATTTGTGGGAACAATGCTATTCATTTATTGTTCATGGAAGTTGCGTAACTCCAAACGTAAGACAATTGATTGAGGAAGTTGAAAGAGATAACAATGTAGATGCTCAGTCTCATATTTACATGGGTAAATATGGAAGTAGATCTTTTCATATTCATTGCGATAATCCAGATAATTTAATTGTCCAGTGCATTGGAAAATCAAAAGTTACCGTGTATAATGAATACGGCGATAAACCTAGATGGGCAAATCAAAATGAAAAACTTTCTGTTAAAGAACAAATAATATTGGAACCTGGAAACTCCATTTTTATTCCAGCAAAACAGTTTCATTTATTTGAACCACTAACAGATAGACTAAGTATCAGTGTACCTATGAATAAACGATGATTATCAGTGAAAGTGATGCAGTTTGGGCTGCAGATGAGTTTGTCAATTATTTTTCTCAGATGGGAAATATTGAAGATTATCTTCGCTTTGTGAAGAAAGAAGTTATATCTTCAACTAGTTCTCTTATTCCATTGCATGATGAATTCTTTAATGAAGATATTCATCCAGAAGATATGGATTTTGATATCAAATTTGTAGGCGGAAGATTTCAAAGTGCTGTTCCGCAAGAGCACTATGTCAATCTATTGCGAGTGGTTTCTTCTCATAATAATGAATCAAACATTCCTGGTAGGGAACTGCGGTGGATGATATTTGAAAAGAATACTAAGAAGGTTCTTGGTTTTATTCGATTTGGTTCTCCTACAATTAATTCAAAACCAAGGAATGAATGGTTAGGTAAAGCGCCCGATCTTTCTATCTTTAATCGCCATGCAGCCATGGGATTTGTGATCGTTCCTTCACAACCTTTTGGTTACAATTATCTTGGCGGTAAACTTCTTGCACTTTTTTGCTGTTCTCATTTTGCTAGAGAAACCTTAAATGAAGTGTTTGAGAAGGAGATTGCTCTGTTCGAGACAACATCTCTTTATGGTTCTACTACCGATGCATCTCAGTATGATGGACTTAAACCTTATATGAGGTATAAAGGTCTTACCGAAAGTAAGTTTCTTCCATTGCTTCACGATGAAGTCTTTCACAAACTTCATGATAGATTTACTCTATTAAATAACAACACTCCATTAACAGATAACAAGGCTTCATCTAAGAAGATGAAGCGACAGACGAAGATGATTTCTATTATTCGCAACTCACTTCAAGACAAAGAAAAACTAACCATATTCAATGCGGTTATTGATACTGCATTTTCTCTTACTCAGAAGAAAAGATTTTATATTTCTGATTATGGTTATGAGAATGTTCGTGAAGTGATTCTTGGTGAACAAGATGAACTCATTCCTGGGCCTAACTGGGATAAGTTTTATCTTGAAAATATCGTTGCTTGGTGGAAAAAGAAAGCAACAAAAAGATATGAGAAACTGAAAGAAGAAAATAGATTTAGGACGAAGGTTGAACTTTGGACAGATGATGAGGAGATTCAGATTATCCGATGACATACGAACTTAAAGATTGGTTGAACTCCATCAACTTTACAAAAGAGGATCTAATCGAAGATTCTTCGACAATAAAAGATTATCCTCCATATATTATTAATCGATGTTTATCTGGCCATATTGATTGTGTCATGTTTGCAAACGAAATGAATAAGTATCATTTCTTAGATAAAGACATGCAATATTCGTTTTATCTAAATAGTTTGAGGAAAAAGAAGAGATTTTCTCCCTGGATCCGAAAAGATAAGGTAACGGACTTAGAATGTGTTAAATTATACTATGGATATAGTAATGAAAAAGCATCACAAGCTCTGAAGATTTTATCAAAAGAACAAATTAACTTTATTAAACAACGACTTGAAACTGGCGGAAAAAGATGACTACTCAAACCATTGAACCACAAGTGCATTGGACTCCTGATATGATGGTGGAAGTTCTTTTGAACGAACCTGATGATTTCCTAAAAGTTCGTGAAACTCTTACTCGTATCGGAGTTGCATCAAGGAAGGAGAAAAAACTCTATCAGAGTTGCCACATTCTTCATAAACAAGGTCGGTATTACCTTGTGCATTTTAAAGAACTGTTTGCTCTGGATGGCAAACATGCTAATCTGACAATTAATGACGTTCAACGTCGTAATCGTATTACCCGTCTGCTTGCAGATTGGGGACTTATTACTGTCGTTAAGCAAGAGGCAATCGCAGATATTGCTCCTCTTAATCAGATCAAAGTTCTTTCCTATAAGGACAAGGGAGATTGGATTTTAGAACAAAAATATAATATTGGTAAAAAGGGTAAAGGACAGGAAACCGAATGATTTTGTGGGGAGTTCAACACTCCCCTTTTTTGTACATCTCTTATAATTAGTAGTGGATGCCGAAAGGATCCATCACTTATCAGACGCTCAAGGAGGTCTATTATGTTTGGCCCAAATTCACTTACTTTGTCTGTGCCTGAAACAGAAAAGTACTTAGCTACAATTCAAAGAAATAGTATTGGATTAGATGAATGGTTTCGGAGATTTGATACTGCGTTTGAGACGCATACAAATTATCCACCATACAATCTTGTAAAAGAAAGCGAAACGGTCTTTAGACTGGAGTTAGCTCTTGCTGGATTTAAGAGAGAAGACATTGAAGTCAATACAGAGTGGAACAAACTCTTTGTCCAAGCAGTTAAAAATAATGAAGAAACTGATGAGTACATTCATCAAGGATTGGCCAAGAGAGCATTCACTCGCACCTGGACACTCTCTGATGACGTAGAAGTTGCAAACGTTGCTTTTGTTGATGGATTACTTACTATCAAACTAAATAGAGTTATTCCAGAGCATCAAAAGAAAAGAATATATGAAATCATTTGATAAAGAATAAATAAAAAAGAATATCGTCGCCGCGAGGAGTCCCTGGCAAAATCCAGGTTGACTCCTCCTTTTTTTCTTGCTATAATAGGTGGAGGTAAAATAGTAGTATGACAATCAAAGTTGCAATTTTAAAATCTGGTGAAAGTATTATTTCAGATCTTAAAGAAGGTATTATTGAAGATAAAGTCGTAACTTATCTTTTAAATGATCCATGTCAAATTATATGTGATTCTTTGCAAGAAGTGTCAAGTTATAAAAATGGCGCAGGAGAGAAAGAACTTTCGGTCTATATGGAAGTATGGCCAAGATATGCAAAGGACACAATGATTGCAATTGCTGTAGATTATGTTGCTACAGTTGTTGAACCAAAAGATGAAATTAAAGAACTTTACGAACGGAGTGTATTAAAAAATGTTAGTCAAAATCATAGCGTTAACGAACAACCTCATCTTGGTCTCACAGATTGAGGAAGTAGGTGCTGATATTGGAGAACCTGATTGTAGGTTGATCAAACCTTTTGTTGTGAAAAGTGATCAAACTTTAGAACCATTTCTCTGTGGTTATACTAAACAAGACACATTTATGATTAATTCTGACAAGATTATTACTCTTACAGATCCAACTCCCACTCTTCGTGAAAAATACGACGACTTGATTAAAGAATGAAATTTTATACCAATGTGCAAATGATCGGGAATAATTTTCTCGTTCGTGGTTATGAAAATGGTAAGCATGTGATGTTCAAAGAAGAGTATTCGCCCACTCTCTTTGTTCCTTCAAAAAAACAATCAAAGTATAAAACTCTTGAAGGCGAAAACGTAGAACCAATTCAACCTGGTTCTGTTCGGGATTGTCGTGATTTTTACAGTAAGTATGAAGATGTAGAAGGATTTAGAATTTATGGAAATGATCGCTACATCTATCAATACATTTCTGACAAATATCCAGAAGAAGAAATCAAGTTTGATATTTCAAAAATCAGATTGGCAACAATTGATATTGAGGTAGCTTCTGAGAATGGATTTCCTGATACAGAGTCTGCTGCCGAAGAAATTCTGTTGATTACAATTCAAGATTATGCCACAAAAACCATTCGAACTTGGGGATTAGGTAAATTTCAACATAACAATCCTAAACTTAACTACCGTGCATTCTCTACCGAGTATGATCTACTCAATGACTTTATTCACTGGTGGATGGACAATGCTCCAGATGTAATCACTGGATGGAACGTTGAACTATATGACGTTCCTTATATTTGTCGTCGATTGAATCGAATTCTTGGAGAAAAACTTATGAAACGTTTTTCTCCTTGGGGTCTTGTAACTGAAAATAAAGTTTTTGTAAACGGTAGAAATCAGATCTCTTATGATGTTGGTGGTATTGGTCAACTTGATTACATTAACTTATATAAGAAGTTTACTTATAAGGCACAAGAATCTTATCGTCTTGACCATATCGCAGAAGTAGAGCTTGGTCGAAAAAAACTTGATCACTCCGAGTTTGATACGTTCAAGGATTTCTATACAAATGGTTGGCAGAAGTTTGTAGAATACAATATTATTGACGTAGAACTTGTCGATCAATTAGAAGACAAGATGAAACTTATTGAACTTGCAATCACCATGGCCTATGATGCCAAGGCAAACTTTGTAGACGTATTCTATCAAGTAAGAATGTGGGATAGCATCATTTACAATTATCTTAAGAAACGCAACATTGTTATACCTCCAAAGAATAAATCATCTAAGGATGAAAAATATGCGGGGGCATATGTTAAAGAACCGATTCCTGGGATTTATGATTGGGTGGTTAGTTTTGACCTTAATAGCCTCTATCCCCATCTTATTATGCAGTACAACATCTCCCCAGAAACCCTTCTGGAAGAAAGACATCCCACTGCGAATGTTGAAAGGATCCTGAACGAAGAAATTAATTTTGAGTTGCATAAAGATTATGCCGTCTGTGCTAATGGGGCAATGTTCCGTAAAGACGTGCGTGGATTTCTTCCAGAGTTGATGGAAAAGATTTACAATGAACGTGTAATCTTTAAGAAGAAGATGCTTGCTGCAGAGCAAGAGTATGAAAAGAAGAAAACTAAGGAGTTGGAAAAAGAAATTGCCCGCTGCAATAATATTCAGATGGCAAGAAAGATTCAACTTAACTCTGCTTACGGCGCCATTGGTAATCAGTATTTCCGTTATTATAAACTCGCAAATGCTGAAGCAATTACTTTGTCTGGACAAGTATCAATTCAGTGGATTATGAATCATATGAATTCACATCTCAATAAAATTCTT